CGATGACATTCAAGCTTATGTAAAGCCTTGGGTTGGGCTGACAAGGGACGAACAAAGTTTTGTTTACAGCAGCTTGCATGATTCAATCTCAAGAAAAGATTCGTTTTGGGTTGATTTTGCAAATGCCATAGAAGCCAAACTCAAGGAGAAGAACACATGAGCTATCTTGTGGCATCCTTGCCCCCTTTGAAATGCTTTGTCAAACGCGAGTTTTTATATAACTTTCAAAAGGGCTACGGTGAATTGGAGCCGGCCATTTGGGTATCGCTGAAAGCCTTGCGTGGACAGGTGTTTCGCATTGAGTCTTTGCTGCCAAATTATGGTGCGTTGTATGACAAGCTGCCGATCCATGCCTATGTTTGGAAAGAAGACGCAGGCGATTTACCCATTGATACTTTGCAACTTTGGGACTGTATGAGTTATCGGTTCACCATTGTTGAAAAGATTGGCTTACGCAACTTAGGCGTGAAGTTCCTTGGCAAAGATAAAGAGTGGCATTTTGGTCGCTACTTGTTTACTGTGGACTTTTGCGCGGATGAGATGGTGTTGGACACAGGTTTTACAGAGCAAGCAGAAGAACATAAATCTTTTAACTGGATAGCGTTGGACAATGGTCAGTTTGCTTGTCAGCCAAACAATCGCTGTCTTTGGTATGACCAGTCTTTGATTCCGGCTGATACAAAGTTTCCTGACTTCCAAGCCGCCCAAACATTTTGGACAGTAGACGGCACACGCAAGTGGAGTGCGGGAGATGATTGGTTTTACGATATCAAGGAGAGGAACAATGTCCCGTAAGAAAAAAACTTTGATTCATGTCAACCAACACGTGATAAAGACTAACAGAAAGCTAGAAAGTAATGAACCTGTGCTAACGGTCAAGACCTATAACAGCAACACATATGCAAATAGCGTCGAGATCCTTGGTCCGAGTCGCGTGATCTATAGCCCTGACAAGCCGCTGCCTTGTGGCGCGCATGTTTGGATTGAAACTTTTGAGGAGGTAGTGATAAATGCTTGAAACTATTTGCTGGATAGTATTTTTAATGTGCCTTGGAGGCATTGTGGTGGTTACTACTTTTGTAGCTATCTTTATGTTGAGTGAAGATAAATGAGAAAGCGATCTAAGTATCGTCCTAGGCCCGTGATCCATGATCCGATGTCCTACATCATTGCTGGTTTAAAGCGTGTAGGGGATATTGGTTCGGGGACAACGTTGCGGATTAAGAATCACGATGCGTTGGACAAGGTGCGAAAGGGGATATCGGATCGTAGAGATATAGAGGTCCTAATTGGTGCGTTGAATATGGCGGAGGCCTTAGCGCGCATGTCAATTGGTAAGGACTGGGGGGATGAGATAGGGTCCGCGCTTGACGCTCTCTTTGCTGTGGGAAGCAGAGGAGTGGAAACTGGCAGGTTTATTTTGCGCGGACCCGAACTCACTTCATTAAATTTGGGCATGGAAATCCATGATGCCCAATTAGAAGTCTGCACTGTAGCAGAACTGGAGCGGGCGATGGACATTGTAAACAATGAAATTCGCCATCATCGGGCACGTCCCATCATTAAAAAGGAAAAAGCATGACTAAGACTGAGAAGATTTTTGCATATTACATGAAAAACCCAAATGCGCAAGCAAAGATGGTGGCTACTAGATTTAAGGCTGCATTGCCTATGGTCTATAAAGTCAGAAAGCAGGCGCAGCTGGAAGCTGAACTACCTAATCCATTAGATACTCCCCCACTCACCTCTTGGAAAAAGAAGGAAGTGGAACGTTCAACCGACGTGGATTGTGTGATTGATATGCGTGGGCTGGATTACGGGAAATTTAAGGATGGGGCAGCGTTAATGCAAGGGATCAAGCGGCAGATGGCTGAGCATGCGCAAAAGCATGACAAACTATTTGCTGATGACCAGTGGGAGGCACTAGAGATGATTGTGCATAAGATTGGCCGTATCGTTAATGGCAATCCGGATGCAGTAGATCATTGGATTGATATTGCAGGCTATGCCAAACTTATATCGGACAGGCTGGAAGGCATTGAACGATAAAAAAGGGCCCAATGGGCCCTTTTCCTTACTTTTCCTTACTTTTATTTTTCTTTACTTTGCTTCACCCCAGCTCGGACCTACTTCTACATCGCAACGGCTAGGAACTTCTAGGCGTGCTGCTTGGGCCATGATCTCTGCTGCAGCCTCCGCTTCTTCCCTGTTCTTGACACTAAGAGCCAATTCATCATGCACTTGCAGAATGGGGCGATAGCCGGCCTTATGCAGGGCCACCATGGCTGCTTTGGTCTGATCTGCGGCTGACCCTTGGATAAGACGATTTAACCCCTTGTAGGTGCCTGCTCGCTTGATCCTTGAGCCGTATTCAATGACTGCTTGTTCGCGGGGCAGTGCCTTGTTGACTCCCCACTCCATCGGCTCCCACAGAGGGAAGCGGCATTTGCGGCCCAACAATGTACGGATTGCTCCGCCTGCAGCTGGATGGTCTATGCGCTTCATGACGGCGTTGACGGTGCCTTTTAGGAATGGCACGTTCTTATGGAACTGCTCAATTAGCTCAGAGGCCTCATCAAGGGATAGGTCCAGTTGGCCGGCAAGCTTGTTTTTGCCCATGCCATACATCAATCCTAGGCCAATCGTCTTAGCTGCTTTGCGGTTAATGCCTGCCATATCGGCAACCATTTGGTGGAAGTCAGTATTGGGATCGGTCTGATAGGCCTGCACCATAGTCTCGGCCCCGGGTAGGGAGAGGAGATTTGCATAATGGACAAGCAGGCGCGGTTCTTGGGAACTAAAGTCGTTGGATGCCCAGAGCTCGCCCTCTTCAGGAAGGAAAAGGCTGCGCACCATGGGGCCAATAATTTCATGTCGGGCGGGTACTTGTTGTAGGTTTGGCTGGGACATGGACAAACGTCCGGTGACGGTGCCGCCATCATCTGAGCGCATCTGATTGACATGCGGATGGATGCGCCCAGTCTTCGCGCTAAAGTCCAGATACGGTTGCAGGAACGTGCTGTGCGTTTTGTTTGTCTCGCGTGCTTCAACAATCATTTTGGCTACAGGGTGATCGCAAGAATCTAAAAAGCCTTTTGTAAAGCTAGGTGCGCCGGCATCTGTTCTGCCATACGAAACACCCAATTTATCAAATGCAGAGGAAATAGATGCAGCGGCCCAGATATCGACATGGGTGCCACATGTTTTCTTTAATTCAGCGTGAAGCTGCTTCTCTCTGGTCATTAATTGAGTGATAAGCTTTTCGCACTTGACGCGGTCAAACCGAATACCGCGATAAGTCATATTGAACAGGACGGGGAAAACTTCTGTCTCAAGTTTAAATATGGATTCAACTTCTTCAATTCGCATTTTTGTTTTAAATGCTTGCCACAGTTTTAGTGTGAGTGCAGCGTCTTGTTCAGCATAGTCCCCCACATACATAGCGGGGAGCTTCCAAAGTTCTTTCTTTGGATGCACACCAAAGTCTGCAGCAGCTTGCTTTAGTCCTTGCTCGGACTTGACTTCTTGGATGTAATCAAAGCCCAGTGAATTGAGGGCGAAGCTAAAACGATTTTCGTCGAGGAGGGGTGCGGCCAACATGGTGTCAAAGATCGTCCCCGAGACCTCGAACCCTGACGCTTTAAGCCAGCCGAGATCGTAAGCGGCGTTATGCATAATTTTGTCGGCAGGGGTTTTGAGGACGTCCGTGATCCATCTTTCGACAAGTCGTTTGTCGAGATTGCCTCCGCCTTGATGGGCGATAGGATAGTAGCCAGACCATCCCTCAACGGCGATAGCATAGCCAACAATAAAACCGTCGTTACGAGGCCAGCCCGGTCCAAAAGATTCCATATGGGGGTCGCATGTTTCAAGGTCAATTGCAATCTCCTTGGCTGTGGATAAGTTGGGGAAAGTCTGTGGAGGAACCCACTCTGTTTGAGAGGGAAACATAGGAGTTGTCTTCATAAACGAAAGCCTTTATCTTGAAATCGGGGTAGCACTAAGTGCAATGATTGCTTGGCGCGGGTAATACCCACGTAGAAAAGTCGATGAATGTTGTCTCCATTAGTTGCGTACTCTTTGGCAAATTTAGGGGACAGATCCATCATTAGCATGACGTTGTCTGCCTCTCCTCCTTTAGCTCCATGGATTGTGGATAACTTTATCCTCCCAGAAGTTGACAGCTTGGTTTTGCGACGAAGCACAGCAATCAAATACTCGCGCTTGTCTTCTGGAATGCGGGACAGCGCTGTGTGCCAAATGTCATCAGTAGTAAGACCGTGATGCTCTTTTAAATGCTCAAGGGTGTATTCCATGTAGTCATCTCCGCCTTTAAAGGTCCGGTGTCCACGGGTAACGAATTCTCCCCCAAGGTACTTATAGACATCCCTGACATAGAGGCCCTCAACGGCCTCTCCTGCGCGCAAACGCTCCCAGTGCATAACTGCTTTAATCATGGCAGGGGCAAGGCTTGGAATGCCGCTACGTTCAAACAAAATACCTTGACTCTTAAGCCATTCGTGTACAGGGTTGAGCATGTAGTTAGTGGCCGCCATGATGAGCCATTCGCCGTCATCCATGGGCACATCTTCAAATCTGTAATAGGTCTTAACCATGCCCTCAAAATCACGGGCTTTCCATTCTTTTGGTTGGCGCTCATGAATTCGATGAACAATTATGTTAGCCAATGCATGAACAGTAGAGGGCACACGGTAGGATTGATTTAAGACAGTAATTTTTCCCTCAAAAGAAAGAAAACTCTTGACATCTGCCCCTGCCCAAGTGAATACTGCCTGATCGTCGTCTCCGGCGAGGAAGACCCGTTTCGCCTTCGCGGCCAAGGCTTCAACTAAAAGCCACTGTAGCCGACTTAAATCCTGTGCTTCGTCAACGATTAATACTTCCAAACTAGGTAAGCTATCGTGCTCGACTACAGCCATTTCCAACAGATCGGTGAAGTCCAGCAGATCCTTGCTGCGTTTGTAATGACGATAGGACCGCTCCACAAACTCGAAGTGATACCACTCGATATCCAAGCCGCTTTGGTTATAGTGCTCACGCAAATCAACTCCTCTGATCCGCGCTAAATTAATTTCATTAAGAATTGGATTGTCTGCTTTAGCAATTGAAGACTCTTCTTCAAATACGATGTTGAGTTCTATCCCTGACTGTTGGGCAAATTCCCTGTAATGCTCGGGCTGCATCATCATGTCTGCTTTAACAGACATGCAGCGAAACGCTAGGCTATGCAAGGTGCGAAAGAATGGAAAGTCAGTCTTCTCATTTAAGCTCGGAAACTTAGCAATAGCCCTATCGCGTGCTTCGTTAGCTGCTTTCCGTGTAAAACTAAAATAACCTATTTTTGTAGAAGGAACGTGATTGCTCAGTTCCTTGTCTACTACGTCAAGCAAATAGGTGGTCTTACCTGATCCGGGAGGGCCAAAGACCTTGTGAATGTGGCTCATTCTTCATCCCACAGATCGTTTGGCCAAACTAGTACAGGCGTATGTTCTCCCATGTAAGCACCTTCAATATTGAACTCAATATATTCGCGCGCTTCATCCATCTCCATGCCATCTTCAAGCATTAGATGGTCCCTAATCTTTTCAGCGTCGTAGACCAATACACCTACTACAGATTGATCGCGCCAAATATAGGCAGGTCCAATGATTGCATGATCGTATCCATCAATTTTTAACATCAGAATGGGCTCCCTTCGTTGCGTTTGGTTTGTGTCTCAAATGGTGCGTCTTGCTTGTTGAACTTAGGCACGCTCCAGCAACGGACCGTGCGGTTCTTCAAGAACATGCTGATAGGTTCGCCGCCCATGTCGCGTAAGCGCTGAGCCATCTTTGGTGCTGATAGGCCTACAAAGTTATTTCGTTTTAGATGAGCTTCAAGGTCCTTCATCCTGAAGTACGTCTTTGCCGCCTCTTCATCTGTCCACGGACGGCCCATAAGCATTTCATCACGCACCATAGCTTGTTGCATGTGTGCACAGAATTCTTCCAACAGGTCGGTGAAGCGTCCTGTAAGACTAGTGTCCTCAGATGCTTCGGTGATTTGTTCTGTCTCTACCATTTCCTTGAGCAAAGCATTAAGTAGATTCTCCCAATCTTGCTTGCGCAACGTAGGAGGTACTACGTTAATCTTTTCAAGACATGCCTTCTGGAATGCTGCTTGGTTGTATAGCGCTTCTGTTTCTATCTCTATGCGCTTGCCGTTGACATCTAAGAACCACAGGGGTGGTTCACTGGCGTACTTTGATAGTGATGCTATTTGAGGCGCATCAGGGGAATGTGCTCCGATGCCGAACTTCCTAGTCCTGCATAAACCCGAGTTACAGAAGCCGTTAAGCGGCGCGTCCTTGCACTTGTAGTTGTAGTCCTTTTTGTTGGCCTGCTTAAGGACAAGTTGAACTTCGTTGTTTGGTAACGGGGGAGCCACGTATTTGAAGTTGTACTCCACCAGCTTGTCCTCCCAAGAGCCGGGGGCGGCCCTTTTAAGATAGACAGCAATGTTGAATAGACCATTGTTGCGCGTCCCCTCTGGGAAGCCTTGGGCGCATAAAGCTTGTAGGCAAGGTGGGCCGTCTTTGACGGGACTCTCTGCCTGTTTCGGAGGTTCTGGAGCTTGATCGAGCGAATCTTGGACATTGGCTTCATACAAGCCGTAAAACTCTTCGAGAGTCGCTGCCGTCCCATCCATGTTGAACGCGTACCGAGTGCCGGTATCGCCGCCAAAGTAGGGGAGGTTGAGGAAGTTCCCTGTGTCTCCTCGCTCGACAAGTATCTCAGCCTGCTTTGGAAATATTTCCCGCCCAGCCTCTCCGAGAAGCGCAGCAGCGTTCTTGAGATATGTCTGGAACTCGCGTGCTGGAACAGGCGTTTTTGTAAATAGGAATACATGTGCTCCTCCGGATTTGCTTCTAAATACCACAAGCGGAAGCTTCAGGTTCGCTATTCTTTCGACGAGTCCTTTGTGGTCAATCGGGTACTGGTCAATATCGATACAGCCCCATATGCAACTGTTATCAGCGCGAATAGGAATAATGCCAAGGGAAGGCTCAACGCCTTCCAAATGTTGGACCCATAGGTCATCTGTTGGCGGCTTCCTAACCACCGTGGCCTGTCCAGCTTGTTTTCCATCTCCGCGCTCCGCTTTGATTTTGTACGTGCCATAGGCGATATCCAGACCGCTGAATATCTCCTTGAATTTTGTTATGTCGGTCATTTCGTCTCTCTATCGGGAAGTGGGGGAGGGGTTGCCTCCCCCGAGAATCAGAATGGTGCGGCTGAAGCGTTACCTTCTGCGCTTTCGTTCTCATGCTTAACCTTGACTTCACCTTCACCCACTTGGGTAGAAAAAGCCTTAGCAGCCTGATACTGATTCATATCTTCGATAGGACCGATCTTCTCAATCTCCCAACCGTACCATTTGCCCTTATCGTTCGATTCGGCCTGTGTGGTAAGACGGTATGTATGTGAATACATAGGAGGTGTGTATGGACCGTTTTTGCCCATCAACTTAGTAGACATCAACATGCTGTTCCACTTGCGGCTTTTCTTAAGCTGAGTAGACTTCATGCTGATAAGGGCAGGCTCTGGTACGCCAGCTTCAGTGATCACCATTACATAATGATTTGCGGTGTTTTCAATGTAGTTGCCGTTATCCAAATAGTCCTTGTTATCACCGGGCTCTTTATGCGTGCGTGTCAGGATATCTGACGTAGCGGGAAAAATGTTGACGGGTGCTCCGCCACCACCAGAACCGCGAGGTGCCCACTCAATGTACTGACGCACATAAGCTACGGGAATAACAGTGATTCCTTCCTTACCATCATAGAGTTCACCGGTAACAGTGTTCATAATGAAGCCGGGATTTGCGCCTTTAACTTCACCCACTTCTGGGCTAGTGTTGGTCAAGAGTTTAAGAAATGGAAGTGCAAAGTCTTCCTGACCCATACCCTCAAACCCGCTATTAGCGTCTTGTTCAAAATCACCTACCAATGCCAATGCAGTGTTGGCGTCTTTTACTGCAACTTCGGTCTTAGCCATTTTTAATTTCCTTTTATCATGCTGATTTGATGGTTGCTCTTTGGCCTACGTATACGCCAAACAGCTCTGTGGGGAACTCGCTTCCGCGTTCCACCTGCTCGCGAACCCAAGCTTTCAAGGTCTGTGGTTCGATCTTCTGCGCTTGCTCTACTGGATAGTTTTGCCCGCGCAGTTGATTTAGTAATGTGTCGCATAGTCCGTCTTCGCCTCGGCCAAAACGAACAGACACAGTGTTCTTGATGATGTCGTCATACCCATGGTCTCGCAACCATTCATATGCTTGAGCGCGGTTCTCCTCTGGGATGCTTGCGCTGTAGAAAGGCTTAACAGTAATCTTGCTACCGTCAGCCATTGTGAAATCCGCCATGCCTAATTCCTGCAACATGGCAGGGATAGTTTCCTCCAACAACTTACGTTGCTGATTCTTGCGTTCGCCAACCACATCTTCGAGTTCCTTGATCTCTGCTTCGAGTTCCTTGGCCCGTTTAGCCAAAGCACCAACAGAAGACAAGTCTTCGTTCTTAACGGTCAACGCACCGGCGTCTTGCTCAAAAATATCATTGAAATTACTCATCTCTTTCTCCATTCTCGGTGATGTCAATTTTAACAGGGATATACATCTTTTCGCGGCGATCCCACTTCAAGGCAGTATACCGGCCAGAGTTATAGAAAGCAGCTATCGAGCAGGCCAAGCCGATAGCTACAGGGTCTCCTGTGAGTAACAGGAAATCCCCATCCTTATATTCGCGCAGTTTCCTACGCAGTGTGCGAACCGTGGGCACAGTGCTGAATGCAATCTGGGTATTTGATGGCAGTAGAACTTCCATATCCCCATACTTCATTGCAGCCGCTAGGTCATGGTTCGGCATTTCTTGAACGATATATACAATTGACACGTTTACGCTCTCCTTTCTTAAAACGTCCACATAGTGTACACTATGTTTTGGGGTTGTCAATACCCTTTTTCAAGAAAGAGAGAAAGAATGAGTTATTTTTTACAGCACTATCCATTTAAAAATCAACCTTACCTTCACCAAGCCGCGTATTTACAGCGTTTTTGGGAGGATCCGGAGGTCGCTTTATTTGCCGATATGGGTACAGGCAAGAGCTTCATGCTTATAAACAATGCCGCCATGTTATTTGACAAGGGCAAGATCAACGCCTTGCTGATCGTTGCGCCTAAGGGTGTATACCGCAACTGGTATACATCTGAAATACCAAAGCATATGCCGGATCACATAACTTACACCATGGCTGCATGGTCTCCTACGCCGAGAAAGGCGGAGAAGATTGAGATGGATGCGATGCTAAATGCGGTGGATACGTTGCGTATTTTGGTAATAAATATTGAAGCGTTCAGCACAGAAAAAGGTAGTGCGTTTGCACGCACATTCTTGCGGGTGACCAACGCATTCATGGCTATTGATGAATCCACCACCATTAAGACACCAACATCTAAACGCACCAAGAGTATTGTGAAAGTGGGCCGTGAGGCGCGGTACAGGAGAATTGCTACAGGCTCCCCTGTGACGAAGTCCCCGCTAGACCTCTACAGCCAGTGCGAATTCTTAGGCAATGGCAACCTCAACTACCACAGTTTCTATGCCTTCCAAGCACGCTACGCGGTTCTTGTTGAACGCAAGCTATCCACACATACATTTAAGCAGATTGTTGGCTATCGACACTTGGATGAATTGCAGAAAAAACTAGGTGAGTTTTCATACCGCGTGACCAAAGATGAATGCTTGGATTTACCAGATAAAGTCTTTGTTCGCAGAGACATTGAACTCACTGTAGAACAGAAGAAATACTACGATCAAATGAAGCTCATGGCGTTGGCCTTGGTAGATGGAAATTTGATGTCTACCAATAATGCTCTGACCCAGATCATGCGCTTGCATCAGATATGCTGCGGCCACGTGAAGTATGACGATGGCAGGCAAGTAGACATACCGAATAACAGGGTCAATGAGTTGCTGTCCACAATTGAAGAATGCGATGGCAAGATCATCATTTGGGCCAACTACAGGCGAGATATTGAGAACATCAAGACTGCCCTGCAAAAGGAATACGGCATGACCTCTGTGGCTACTTACTACGGTGATACAGAGGCTGAGGATAGGCAGGAGATCGTGACTAAATTTCAAGACATGGATAGCGAGTTACGTTTCTTTGTAGGCAATCCCCGCACAGGCGGATATGGTTTGACTTTGACTGCTGCCAAGACGGTCATTTACTACAGCAATAGTTTTGACTTGGAGGTACGCCTGCAATCAGAAGACAGGGCCCATAGGATTGGGCAAACAAGCAAGGTGACTTACATTGATTTCATCAGCCCTAATACGGTTGATGAGCACATTGTCAAAGCGCTTAGAAACAAAATTAACATAGCCTCGCAAGTGCTGGGCGAAGACCTAAAGGACTGGATCAAATGATGCAATTAATTCCACTGCGCCCGCGCTATAAATACCCACGTCTCCAGCGCATAGACGGCCCCAACGGTCGGACGTATACCTTGGAAGGGCAGCCTGCTGTCCCCAGTGTGACAACTATCTTATCTGGGACGAAAGATAAAGCACATTTAGAGGCGTGGGCCGCGAGGATTGGGCAGGAGGAAGCGGACAGGATTAAAAATGATGCCGCTACTGTGGGCACGCACATGCATAACGTTGTAGAGAGACTGTTGATAAATAGGGATTTACCCGTACCAAGAACATGGCTCGCGGTCAAAGGCTATTGGATGGGCTACCGTTTAATTGAGGAGTTTTTTCCGCATGTACAAGAAGTCTGGGGGGCAGAGATACCGCTGTACTACCCAACTAAATACGCAGGCACTTCTGACTGTATTGGCGTATATAGGGATAAACCCTCGATTATTGACTTTAAACAAACTAACAAGATGAAAGAGCGTAAGTGGATTGATGATTACTTTATCCAATTAGCCGCATATGCTTGTGCGCATGATATGGCGCATGGCACCACAGTGGATCAAGGAGTGATTATGATGATTGCACAGAATGGAGAGACTAAAGAATTCATTACTTGTGGGCGCGAATTTGATGGATACAAAGATATGTGGATGTGCCGCGTAGAAGAATTTAATAAAAAAAGTCCGAGCCTTGTGGGCCCGGACTTAAGTACCATCACGGGGGGAGACGCCCCGGACTGATGTGATGGCAACTGCTCGGTTACTACAGAGTTTCTGCAGTTTGATAGGCCTGCAATAGGCCTTTTAATTCTTGAATTTCTCGGTCACGTTCTTCCAGTTTGCGCATCAGACTTTCATTCATGTCTGCCCAAACTAACACTTGAGACATGCGTTCTTTATGGTCTTGTCGCATCATCTCAAACAATTTTTCACTAGCATCAATTTGTTTTTGAATAAAGCCTATCATTTTATGCCCTTATGATAAAAATAAAGCCCGCTCGTCCTTACGGCGGTTTTCTAGTCCTTTTAGTATTTTGCCACCTGCCTTGCAATACTTCAAGAGTTCTTCCGCAGCGCCTTCCATATGAAGAGAGAAGGGGTCCACATTATTTGAGGTTCTTTAGCTTATATAGCGCAGACAAGAACGTGGCAACGGATTCGTCTATAAGGTTTTGGATGGCAGTATCTTTCTTGTCCACTGCGTCATAGCGAATCTTCTCTACGTCATCCAACAGCTCTTCCAGTGCTTTGACAGGATCATCCTCGTCAATCATTGGAAGGTAAGGGATTTCGATAATGCTGTGGCGGCCCTGATAGGCCTCTGTAATCGTATCGGCGATGTCGATGATGCCTGTGTAGAACTCACCCAACGCAGAATGCTTGGCAAAGCTACCGGGGCCAGTGACGCGCAGATGCGCCCTGTGCGCATATTCACGGGCCAAGAACAATGTGCCGACTAGGCGTCCAATCATTTCCATTTCTATTCCTTACATGCCCGGGGGCCGTGGTTGTACCTGCGCCTGACGTTGTTGCAATAGCCCGCTGATTGGGTCATTCGGGAACATGGCAGGATACATCAAAGGTATCTGCTGCTGGCCGGGAGTGACCTGTGGCGTCGTTGGCATACGTGGGTTGAAGTTTGTACCACGGGTGGCGGGCGCTGCTGGCTGGGCCTTGAGCATTTGTGCGGCAGATGTTCCACGTGAAACATTGCTAGAAACTGGGATGGGAGGATTGCCTTGTTGGGCCAAGTCCTGTGCCTCAATTACAGCCCCACGGGACGCCGCAGGCGCTGTCAATACTTCAGCCAAACGCCTAGGAGACATACCAAAGTTCTGCAGTTCCTTGGCCACGGCCGCCGCTGCAGCAGGGGTGTTCAAACTAGTCATCTTCTCCGCAAACTTGGGGTCTTCCAAAGCCTTGGTAAACAGGCGCTCAAACACTTTTGCTTCTTTGGCGTTGAGCAAACGTGTGCCTAAGGTCACCAGCATGGTTTCTTTAGAGACATTACGCATCGCTACGTTACGGATACTGGTAGTCAAGTAAGGAATGCTTACACCAAACAGCCCCTGTAGTTGCTGGTCTAGCGTGTCAAAAGCAGGAACTTGTCCAGTGACATCAGCAAACGCGTTGACGCGTCGTTGCATGTTGGCCAACTGAAGTAGGTTGTTATAGTGGCCTGTGCCACCATACAGCACCTTCAAAGACTTCTCGTTATTACGCAAGAAGACTTCTAGTGCGCCACCTTTGGCCGCACCTTCGGTAGCCAAGTCGTAAACGGAACGACGTAGTGAAGCCAGATTCTCTGGATCCTTGCTCATCTCATTGACCAGACTGCGCATAGTGGCAGGGTCTTTAATTGCTTTTTCTAAGGTCTGTCTAGGACTAGCATCCGCACGCGAAGACTTTGCCAAAAGACTATCAAGCTCTGCATCTTTGGCTTGGATACGGCGTTGATCAATTTCTGCCAAACGAATGGCAATGTCGTCAGCAAATTTAGCTTCGTCTTCAATTTTTAAGCGTACGCTGGCAGGCAAGGCCTCAACAATATTTTTATTCTGGTCCATGACACGGCGCAATTTGGTCGCGTCAATCAAACCGTCTTTGTCAAAAATAGGCTTGCTGCGAATCCAATCTACAGCGCCTTTTTCTAACAGTTCTTTACCTTGAGGGTTATTACCTATGGTTATCTGCAATTGACGTAGACGGTCGGCATTTTTAAATGCTGTGGCCATCAAGTCTTCGTTGGGCAGATAGTATTCTTGTCCGCCACGGGTCTTCTGTGTCATCAGCAAAGGCAGGCTTTGTTCGTAGCCGGCCTTGTAGTCATCAAGGATCATTTTCATGCCTTGATACTCTTGCTTGATCTTTGGCACGTGGTCCATGATCAGTTTCTCAACGTCCTTGAACACTGAGTTGCCAGAATCAATAATACGTTGAGCATCTGTCAAACGGGTACGGCCCTTCATCATGGCAGCGTTATAGCGGCCAAGGGAATCGTTACGGAAACGCTGAGCGGACTGGAGATAATCCAAGGCCTCGGGTACGTTGATGTCGATGCCTGTATTGGCTGCGGCAATGCGTTGGGCATCTTGTTGTAGTTGTCCGGGATTGACGTAGATTTTGCGCCCCGGTATGCCGGTAGCCACAGTAATCATGCCATTCTTGTCTGGAGTGGCAGCAATATCAGCAAGAGTAACTTTGCGCTTAGAACCTTTGGCCGTGTCGCCTCGGACTAATTGCAATACAGAGTCTCGCAAAGCTTTTTGGAAATCAGCAGGCATTTCCTTGGCAAGTGGTCCGAGTTGCTCGTTGATTGCCTGATCAGTCAACTGCACCAGCATCTTGTCCGTCATGGCATCTCTGGCCTGTTGCTGGCCTTTGACAAAGCGCTCTAGTAATTGCACTGGCTCAGGGACGTTGACCCGCAGGGAAGGACGCTCTGGCTTGTATTTCTCAATTAACGCAGTGGCTGCAGCTTCCATGTCCCTTGCTGGAAACAAAGACTTTCCATCTGCCCGTGTAGGCATTGGTGTTCCATCAGGTGCCATGGCTTGTTTAAGGCCCATACGTCTCAAAATGCCTTGGCGCATGCCCGCATCCATCTCCATGCCAGACATCAAAACACCACGTAGCTCGTTATTGATTTGATCAGGGTTCTGAGGTCCAAGGCGTTGGTTCAAGAGCTCACGCTCTGAATCAGTCAAGGTCTGACGTTGGGCCAGTAAATCATCAAAAAATGTTTGGCGTTGCTTTTGTGCGGCAAGAAATGCTTCCTCTACCGTCTTACGTGAAGTAGGGGAGAACGTAGAAAACAACTGCTCTAGTTTGGCTTGATTTTCAGCGTACTGCTTGCGGAAAGGCGCTAGGTCCTTGGGGGACATGCCTTGAAGCGTCTCTGCTTGTTTCTGTAACAATGCAGGGTCCATGTAGCGCTCTGCAACACCAAACTGGAATCCAAGTTTTTCCACATCAGGGTTAGCCAAGATGGTATTGAGTTCATCCAAAGCTTTCAACGCCTCTGGATTTTTCTGAATGTCTGCAAAGACACCACTTAATTTCTTTTCCGCACGGCCAATCAAAACAGAAGGAACAATCCTAATGCCGGGCAGCTTAAACAATCCTGTTTCTTGAGCCAAGACTTCTTGTCCGACTTCACCCAGATTGTTGACAAGCTTGTCTTGTAGTTGCTTGCCTCCACGCACCGCCAATGCCGTTGGACTCAATGTGGCTGCAGCTAAAGGTAAGCCTACAAAAGTAGCGGCTGGTAACAGTTCCTTGAGCAGTGGTTTGTATTGATTTTGATCGCTTACATTTTCTTCAACTGCTTGTCGAAGGCCTTCGTACCCTACACCAAAAACCATATCCAATGCGGCCGCTTTCATGGGAGACTTTTGCACCATTTGAATGGCATCATTAGCAATACTCTTGATGACCCCTGCGCTGGGTGTGGCGGCCATGACCATAGGGCGCATACGAGCGGCAGCGGCAAGCACTCCAGTAAAAGGCAATGTGCCGCCTAGGCCTTCACCTGCGGCACGGGCATAGCGCTCCTCTACATTACGAGGAGCAACTTCGCCGGAATTAAAAAGCTTGGTGAGCGTGACAGTTTCTTCTGGCTTTTGACGAAAGATCTGTTTGCCAATTTGTGTAACAAGTGCGTCCGGTAATGCAAACAAAGCAGAGTTAAAACCCCAAGTTGTGTTTTGTAGCAACCCCATTAAAGGATTAGCCACGATCTGATCCGGAGCTCCGGTGTTCTTGCGTGGGTCTGCAACAGTAGTAGGCGCGCCTTGCGCGCGGCCCATCACCTCGCCAGTAGTTAGATCAACTAAATCTCCGTTGGCATTTGTAAGAGTTGTCATTTCACCAGTTCTTTCAATTGTCCGGGGTTGAACGCTTGAATTGTATTGTTAGGCAACTTCAGATATACGGTTGCATTTGGTTGTTGAATCTTACCAAGGCTATTGCCAAGGAAATTAAACATTTGCTTTTGGGCATTAGGCTCAGTAGGAATAATAAACGGATCGCTCTTTGTCCCTGTGTTAGGTGTGCGCATAACGTAGTCACTACCTTCATAGCCCAACTGAGTCAGGACCTGTTGGCGTGAATTACGCAACATGGTTTCCATACTGTTGAACTGTTTGGCAGCCAACTCTTTGTCTTGGAAAAACGCTGTTGGGTTTTCAATATCCGCTGCCGTCTTCTTAGCCCATTCTTGTTCCTGTACAGCAACACGTCCGCTGTCATTAGCAGAGGCAATGTTCTTGATGATGGAATTCAAACCTGTATTGATACGAGTTTTTGTATCTACCAGATTGACGTCAGGACGGACAAGTGCCGTGGGCAAGACAGGAACAAGCAGGTTGTTGACCTTGTCGTTAAACCATGCTCCGGGGCCGTATGCATTTGCAAACTCACCTTTAAGGTTTTCAAGCGTAGATAGACTGTTGTCCAGTGAGCGCAAAGTTCCGGTGAGCTTGGTTCTCTCTTGCTTATCTGTTTCCACAGTCGTAGGAGCTTGGCCACGGAATTCAACAAACGGATTGGTGTCACTCAATGTCCAACGGCTAGAAACAGCAGACTGTACGGTTGGGTTCTTCGGATCAATAGAAACGCCCAAGTAACTGCCTTTTGGATTCTTGGCAATAACCAAACCTGCGCCGCCGTCTTCCAAACTCCCCCCGCCTTGTCTGGCTTGCTCCCGTAAAAGACTGTAGTCGCCTTTGATGATGTCTGACCTGAGTGTTGCCATTGCTTTCTTCTCTGTCGAAACATCTGTAATAGCTTGTGACAAAGCAGCGGTATCGATCTTGACTTTGCGGTCTCTTGCTTGTGCAATTAAAGAAGCAACGCCTCTTGGCAAATCGGCAATAGATTCGGAGAAAAGAGTTACAGGAGTAGAGCCTGCAGTAGGACGAGCGCTGGCATATTTAAAGCCAGCATCAGCCAATAACAACATAGCGTTTGCACGCATATCATCGTTGTTGTCGCCCAAAATCTCTTTGAACAGTGGGCCGTATTCCTTGTATTTCTCACGAATACCTTCCACATCTGTCTTAGCAGAAGAGGTAGGAATAATGCTCGTCAAGTTAGCACCAGCAGGCTTGGCTTGGTCCTTGATGAACTCATCTGTAGTCTTTTCCCCAGTAACCGCAGCAGGGGATACAGGAACGGCAGGCTTCTTAGCGCCAGAGGGAGGAGGAGCAGGTTCCTTTGAATTAACAGGGGGCGCGACAGGTGGAGTTGCACCTGTTGGGAATTCGCTGTTTGTTGGAATGCGTGCTAATACTTCTTGAAACTGTGCTTCCTCTTCAGGAGAACGCTTCGCTGAAGGCGCCATGCTATTGATGATAGGAATAGATGCACCAAGGGCTCCAACGCCTGCAACAACAGGCTGGGCCACAGTATTAAGTGCTCCCGCCACGCGAGGGTATTGTTCTGCTAGTTTAGAACCAACATTACCCAAATGCTGGGTCAGTGTTGGGTATTTCAAAATTTGATCAGCAATGTATCTTCCGTTGGGTCCTCTTAGGTTCTCCAAGATTCCGGGGAACTGCTGGGGAAAACCCTGAGTCATCAAACGGCCGCCGATGATATTGGCTTCTTGACCAAGCATCGCGGCTTTATCTGCACCCATCTGTGCATAGCGTGCCATCGGAGTAACAATAGAACCCAAGAAAGCATGCATCGGAGGCATGCCGTCTGGGGTTGGAGGCTCTACTGCCCCGCCGTGGCTAAATTGTTGGGGGGCTGATGCCCCCTGCGGAAAAGGGGGAGCACCCACTGGTGCCATCGGCCCAGCTCCTTGAGGTGGTGCGGGCGGCATTCCTTGTGGAGGCATTCCAGCGCCGGGAGCAGGAGGCATTCCGGCAGACTGGGGCAAAGCACCAATACCGCCTTGGGGCATCTGTTGGGCGGCTAATTGAGCCTGCAACAAAGCCAAAACTTCAGGAGGTGTTTCCTGTGCTGCTTGGTCCCCGACCATATTTGCGAGCTCTTGTACACGTGCATCAACAGAGCGCATGTCCCCACGCAAAGTATTCATCAAAATCTCTGGATTTTGAGGCGTGCGGGCCATAGGAGACATTTGCTCTTCTGGCTCCTCTGGTTGCATATCTTCCACGTCATCTTCAAATCCAGCCATGATGCCGGAGTTGCGGGTAGCCTTAGTCATAGGCTTAGTGAACATGGCACGTTTGAGAGCTTCGTCTTGCATCATGCTTCCTTAAAATAGACCTGATTTGCTCATGGCATTTGTAGCGCCTGCCAATCCCAAAATACCTGTACCTACACCAGCAATTTGCTGGAATGGACTTGGGGCCGCAGCTTGCTGCTGGGTGATAGCCATCTGTGTAGAAGGCGCCCCTTTGTAAATATCTGATTGGAATGCCAACTGCTGATACGGCTGCATAGCGTTTTGCATGGATGTTGCGCGCTGTGCGTCGAGTACTGCTTGCTGTTGCTTTTGTTGTTGAGCGCCAAGGTTGTACAAGAAGTTGGTATCGTTTTGGCCCAACTGCTGCTGAGTCTGGCCCAAAGCAGCTTGTTGAACACCTATGTTACCAAGTTGTGTGCCAAGCGAACCAAGGCCCTGTGCCATGCTTTGGCCAATGCCATATTGCTGACCAGCTAATGAACCTATGCCTTGGCCTACATTAGATAGCTGGCCCGCTGCTGCCAAACCGGCTTGTTGTTGCTGTTGAGCAGTAGATAACGCCTGACCATAGTTTTGCTGCATTGCTTGTGCAATTGCTTGATTTTGTGTTTGAGCAAGGTTGCGACCTAATTCCGCACGTTGAATGCCCTCACGCGCACCACCAAAAGCACCAGCCTGAACGGCTCCTGCTTGCAATCCTTGTTGTTGAATCTTCGCTTGGCGATTCATTTCACCCAACTGCTGGCTCAACGCCAAATTGGTGTACGGATTCATGTACTGTTGAATCTGTTGCTGACCAATTGGCTGGCCTTGTTGCAGGGTTTGGCCTGCAGCTAAATTCATAGCTTGTTGTGCAGCATCAAATTGATTACGTGTATCTGCACCACGCAATATGTCTGAAGCTTCTCCAATTGTCCCTGCGGCTTGACCTACGTTCTGTGTGCCTGCCTGCATGTAAGGGATGTATGCACCAATACCTGCTTGGCCTTGTTTTATGGCCTGTGTTTGTTGTGGGGCCATGCCCGCAATTTGATAGTCAGGAAGCGTAGGGGGCTTGAGCGCCTGCGCTGATTGCATTAAGCCTAATTTATAGGCTTCAATGTCCGGTGCTTCCCGGACAAATTGTTCGGTAATATTACTTGCTGCTGCGCCTGTGGTTGCCATGGTTTATCCCCGTGCTGCGTTTTTCTCAAGGTGATGCATAAGAGCGTACATTTTCTTCGCTCCTGCTCGACGGTTGCCTTTGCCAAGCGCTTTGACGGCTTTGGCAGTCATGACAAATTCCCCGTCAGAAAGCATTGCAGGGATGGAATCAGAGGTCTCGGTCCCCGGACCGCTAATTTGACCATTACGTCTAGGATAACCGCCCGGAGCCAAAGAAGCAATACCTGCCATAGGCATTCCCCCTGCCGCGTACCCTACTGGAAGATTCATTGGAGCACCTGATGTGTTCATTGGCATTCCGGAGGTGTTCATCGGCAACATGCCCCCGCCCATTATGGAATGTTGATCAGGCTGTGCTGTCAAAGGCGTACCGGGAAATGCAGGAGAAGACTGCATATAACCACCATCTGCTGCATAGCGTGGAAGGAAATTGTATGGATTGTTATTATATCTTTGAGATATCTGATTTCCTCCACCAATTGCTGCAATAGGCGTACTGTAAACAGGAGCGGGGGTGCTTCCATACCCGGTTGAGGTATATGGAATGTAATTTCCCGCTACTTCCGTAGTCCCATATCCGCTTCTTGGTGTCCATCCTGCACTAGAACCAGTGATGTTTCCGCTTGCATCGTATGTCACACCGGGCATACCCTGTGTAATGTAACGACTGGGATTAGCACTGATGATGTCCTGAGAAGCTTTGCCACTCATCAAATCTTGTGAGCCTTGAGAAGGCGACACGGTCTTTGGTTTAAACCCACCGGACAAAGCAGCAATACCAAGGCCTGCACCAACGCTAGGGCCATATTTTGCCAAAGTACTAGGAGTCATATCTGCTTTGACCTGTGCATAGGCAGTGTCAGGACTTACTCCTTTTGCAACTAGATTTTTATAGTCTTTAGAATCAATAACATCGTTAGCTGTTGGATTGCTAGGGAACATGGTACTTTTAATACTTTCCCATGTGGTGGGCTGACCCATAGGGGTATTGCCCATTTCTGTAGTCATCGCATTATTTTTGGCGATGAAATCTCCTAGTGGATCAGGATTAACTGGTGGTGCGCCTGCAGGAGCCTGTACGGCTGCAACTCGATTATTCAAATCAATTTGGTTTTGGCCCGTAGCTCCCCCAGCCGCAGTAACAGGCCCTTGAGGATTGGCGGCAGTGCCCGCATCAGAAACAGGGACTTCAAACCTACCAGTTGCAGGGTTGTATGTGCCACTAACATTACCCGGCTGGTTCTTGGCCATTTCACTGATCTGCTGATTGACTTGATCCGGGGTCAAAGGTCCTTCTGTTGGAGCCTGTCCGGGAACAGGAGCCTGTCCGGGAGCTTGTGCGCCAAATCCTTTGGCGGCACCAGTGGCTAATCCAGCAACTGCAGCAGAAGTAAGGCCTTCTTTCAATGATTGTTGGAGGCTCTTGCCTGATAACGCACCTAGTGCAGTACCGGCAGCGCCCGCGCCCATGGCCGCCTGAGCTGCAGCGTTTGTAACGCCAGTAGCAGAGCCAATTGCACTGCCCGCAGGACCTGCAAGTGCTCCAATAAAGTAGCCTTGTGCACCACTACGAATAATGTCTTTAATGTTGCCCCCACCTAGGGCGGTTACACCAGCAGAAGCAAGGCCGATAGAAGCGGCTGTACCAAGGCCTGCCCCAGCAACACCATAAACGGACATTGCTGCTGGGCCAAGGAACGTGGCAAGCGCTGCCACGGCAATAATTCTGCCAACCGGGCTGGACACTACATCTTTAACGCCGCCAACAACAGTGTTTACGGCTTTATTAATTGTGCCAACCGGATTTCTAACAGTATCTACTGCACCTTGACCTAGGTCTTGAATACCTCTGGTGATGTTGCCTAATCCCCAAAACTCAGGCAATCCTGTTTTTGGATTAATAGTCCCAGAACCGCCACGCTTTTTAAGTAATCTGGCTTCATCCTTATTGATGTGTGCCAACATGGTATCGCCATAGCGGCCATGAGAAGCCACCATACGTGCAGCTTCTGCAATCCCGCCTCTAGCTAATTGCATAGGAGGCTGAGGCATTTGCTGAGGAGCGGACTGCATGCGCTGACGCTTGGCTTCCAACAAAACCATACCCAAAGTAGCAATAAACTCAGGGTCATACTCGGCAGGAAAAACCCCTTCATCTACTACGCCTTGTTGAATTAATGTAGCCAACGTATTAGCGTACTCTTCTTCATGGTCGTGCATATATTGCACGGTTTGAATAAGCTGATCTAAGTCTTCATCACTAAGCTGATCCAAAGCGGGCAGTAGTTGATTTAGTGTTTCTTGCACCTGTGCCGAAGCCTCGGGACTAGCATCACTTAAACCCCCACGTACAGCGTCGTAAGAGTCATCAATGCTGATTTGGGGAGCGGCTTGTTCGGCTTCTTGTGGGAGCGCCATAATGCCTTGGGGACTAGTTGCCATGTTGGTTCCTTACGGGGGAAAATTGGGTAAATCGTATCATGTGTAGAGCGCCGAGACAAACGACATTGTGGCTACCACAGACTGGGTTGATGGTTTGGTAGGCGTTCCAGAAGCGGGGTAATACTGAATAGAAACATCGGCACTAGTAGTTGACCAATATAGTTCTATGTACTGTCCAGCACTTAAATTAACAAAATAGTTCCAGCCAATAATAGAATGAAATGGGTCGCCGGGGTTTTTTCTAGCAGGCAAACCTACTTTACCTGTAGAACCAACAATGTCTACCCCGTTTTGTTTAAGCCAAATAAATACATCCTGAGGAGCGTTATTAGAGTTTTCTAACTGCACACTAAATTGAAAGTTGTAGGTTCCAGCAACCGCTACCGTTATCTTAGATGAGGCAATAGATATCTGATTGGCAAAATCTGTTGTGTTCAGTGTCATCAACGTGGCTGTATTCGCCGTTGTTGTTTGGTCAACGCTTGACGAAAACGCACCATGAGGAAACTGTAGTAACGCCCCACCGGTATTAGTTGTAAAAAGTTGATTAAAGTTCTGTAACTGGTTGAAGTACAACCGCAAGACATTGTTTAATTGATCTTGGTATTGACGCTCGTACTCCTGTGGGGCCACAAGCAGGCGAGGCTGCTGTGGCGCAATTAGGGGTAGATTCTTAAATTCCGTTGCCATTAACGTCTTCCATCCTGACGCACATCAAGGCGCGCAGCACCTAATTGCCAAGATACCCCTAAGCCTGTTGAACTAACCTTAAACGCCATCTGACGTCCGCGAATACGTACGTATGCGTATTCGGTAAAAGTCTGCACGTTGTACGTCCGCTCATTGGTATAGTTTTGTGTACTGGTTACAGCAGGTGCATTGGATGTACCGTAATTAGCACCGGGGTTTTGGCGAGGTCTCACAGTAAATGCCACTGAAGGTTGATCCACTGTAGACCCATCAAAAGTTATGTCAGGAATAATGCGCCACACAAAACCAAAATTATGGCCATCTCCAATGTCGAAATCGGCAGACTGGCAATACGCTTCAATAGGTGTAGCAGGGGTAGTGGATCCATCATCGTTTCCATTTTCATGATAAAGAAGCTGTCCGTTGTATCCCGCACCCATAGGTGTCGCACGCAATGGGCTATCGCACCAAGCAGTGCGAGCAATAGTGCCGTAATACCAAGTGCGCTCTAAATGGTTGAAGATGACATACTTGTCTACAGTAGTCGATCCAGCCGAACAATAGAACCACCAAATTTCGTTGTAACCTTCGTTGGTGCCACAGCATACTTGGAAAGATTGTTGGAAATTAATGTCGTCAAATATGTATTGACGCAAAGTGCAGGGGAGCGTTTCTACACGTCCGGTATACATGTAGAACTTGTCTGTGCCCATCCAGTAGGTCACGTTATTGACCGTGATCACGGAGTTAGGAGACATAACAGAAATGTTGTCTCCCATGATTTGGAAACCCCACACATAAGGTGGGCCAAGATACTGCATGGAGTAAATCGCCGCATCCGTCAACACCAAAATCTCTTGACGAGTTTGGACGGCTGCCATGATCGTAGAGCCATGGCTCAATAAATAACTTCCTGCTTGATTTGTTGCTTCTGGATACCACGTGGCAAATGATTCTTGATCAGACCAACGAACTAACAATGGCGTCTGTGCAGTAGCCCCGTAGTCATTACAACCAAAAGCAATAACAAAGCGAGACGAGTCAGATACCAGCACTGCCGATGCAATAACTGGGCAGTATGCATCTGTCGGAATAGCTGGGGTAAAAGAACCAGTGATAGTGACGCTTGGTCCAAGGTACTGGGCGCGACTCCAAATGTTCGGATTGGCATTTACCGTCCAAATATACAAAGCGCCGTTGCGTGGATTAAAGATCAGTTCTTGCCCAAAACTAGTTTGTGTCCACGTGCGTAACTGCGTAGAAATAGTTGCTGCTGCAGGAACGCCCCAACCGCCAAAGGTGGTGGCTAATTGAACGGTGGCTCCCGTAGTATGCGCCGCTGCAATGGTTTCACTTGCTCCACGCGTACAGCCTGTAAGTGTATTGGTAGATACCCCAGAATAAGTGATTAATTCGTTGTCAACTAATATAGTGCCAGAAGTACCAAACCCTGTAGCAGAGGTCAACACAATAGACGTTACTGAAGAATTGATTGTCCCGTTGAGCGTGGTTGTTGCTACACCAGTAGTGACCCCTCCCCACAAACCAGCGCCCCAACCCGTACCAAGGGTAAACACTTCGTTACCTGTAGTGATTTGGAAAGCAGCGGAAACGCTTGCTCCACCATTTCCTGTATCGCTGGCATTTGCAGTAACAGAAGATGTAATGGTAAATTTGTTGGAACTCACATATGTGATTTGAAACTCTGCATTAAGAATTGCTGCAGTAATAACTCCGCCAAGGGATACAGCTCCACTAAAAGTGACAAAGTCCCCAGTTGTAGCGCCATGTCCCGCAGCAGTAACGGTTATGGTCTTAGATCCGTTGGTCGCAACAAAAGGGTTACTTAGAGACTGAGTCAGCCTGATTGGCGTCACATCGTAGAAATAACCACCAGTAGAGTTTTGAATGTAGAACTTCAGGTTTGTGCCCAAACCAACCAAGTTGTTCCCGTTAAGGGTCAGCCAGTTCCACAGAGAACGGCACACGCCCCAAAAAGACCCTGCGGGGGGCTGTAGGTCGTCTTCAGCAGTGCCTGTGTCTTTTACCCAACCGCCAATCTTCTCCGGATAGCCAGAGCGCCACCGGACCTTATCGGACTCAAACCAGCCACCTTCATTTGCCAAAGTAGTGGATTCGCGGTTGACCCCCGGTATAAATTTAAGCGTCTGTAATGGCATCTTTTATCCTAAGAACAGGGCGCGCTCGTCTTTGCGACGATTCTCCAACCCTTTGAGTATTTTCCCACCAGCCTTGCAATACTTCAAGAGTTCTTCTGCAGCGCCTTCCATATCCCCGCGCAGAACCTTCTGACGGAGGGTGCTTCGCTGTAATGTACCAAGACCAACATTGAAACTAAAAGATATGAGAGCATCGTACTGACCCTGAGTGAGGGGAACAGGACAGAACTGAACCACACCTCGCTCAAAGCGAGCCAAATCTGCTTTAAGAATTCCATCGACTTCTTCCATGCTAAATGTGCGGTTGTCGGCGTCTTTAAGAGCAAACCCGTCACGGTCTTCTATCTTCATCTTGCCCTGCTCTGGATACAGAACATGCCCCACCCCCACCGTCCACAGCTTGGCTGGGCAACGGTAAGGTTTCTGACGCACCCCTTCATGGTGCTTAATCATATTGAGGGCTTTGTCTGACAGGTTCATTTCTTGCCAAATGCTTGCGTACCAAACCAGAACGACACCACAGATGCCCAAATGATTTGAGTTTCGTTATCCCACAGCAGGTCTAGAGCCACATCAAACGGCACTTCCTTGTGGTAAGCAAACCAAAAGCCAAAGATTTCTACAAAAGCAAACAGAACAAACAGTCCATAAGTTATGGCGGGACGCACCATAGCACGGGCGTTAATCACCCACTGACTAGAACCTTGACCAATAGCAATGTCATGGGCATACAGGGCTTGACGTTCTTGCATAGCAGTCTGTGCATTAGTCACTTCGGCGTTAATCTGTATCTGCTCTGTCTGGATATGCTCAATACGCTCTTGGGCTTCTAGCCCTGCTTTCTTCAAGGTCAGTTCGCGCTCTGTCTGCATCTGCGCCAAGGCTAGTTCATGTGCCTTGTCAGAGCGGTCTTGGAAGAAGTCAAACAGTTTGGGTAACCCGCCCATCAGGAAAGACAGTAGGGTTGAGAATAGTGTCATCATTTTGATTCCTTTAGTTCACGTTTAAGTTTGCGCAACTCTTTCATTTCTTGCTTGAGTTGAGCGCGCATGTATAGGGTTTCTACGTATGCCATTGATGTAACTCCAACAATTACGCATATCGCAACTCCTATCAGTATCCACCAGACAAGGCGCGTAGTTGCCACATTA